CCCGCTATGACGCGAGGTCTGAAAGATCTTACGATCCCCCAGAGGTACATTACCGAAACCGGATCCAGCCTTGTGATACGTTCACATCTGGACTAAACGTGTGTAGGTCACAACCCTGGAATAGACAGACGCATAGCAAAGGAACCCCAAGCCCTAGATTTGTCACGAGTTTCTCGGACATCTCACAGAACTATCCAATCTATTACGCCTCATCTCCATTGTAAACTCCTTGGAGAGACTCTAGTTCCATAATAGCGTGTTTCATGTAACCATGATGTGTTCCATAAAGGAGCACAGATGCGAGTTTATTCGCATCAGCACACTGTGAAACAGAATTCCGAGTATCCTTATGGATGTTCGAAATTCTTTGGAGTATCTTATTCCACGCACCTTCTTTCATCGAAGCCTTTTCGAAGGCTAAGTGAGGAAGAGCCGGAAGCAATATGCCGAAATTGGCCGCTACACAGTGGCCTAGGGCACGGATGGGACCTCTTATACGCTCCTCGAGCACTTGAAGTACTCGGGCAACCTTACGGTCAGGAGTTTTATGGACTTCTATGACCGGAGGAACAATATCTTCCTTTCCAGGAAGCCAAGTGTTAATTGATTCCGATAAATTCGGAATGATAACCTTGGGACAGCTAGTATATCTAGCCCATATTGTTAGAGCAACATGAAGAACATCTTCAGCTTGCTCAAGTCCGAATCTACCAGCCATTTTCTTAACGGCTGCGTTAGCCTCCGCTACCTGGACCTCGGAATTTACATCTCTTATGAGTGAATTAAGGATCATTACTGATCTTTTAATATCCTCTAGATCTTCCTGAACCTTCTTGTTATGCTGTTTAAAGCAATACATTGAGTAAAGGATAGATGTTGAGGCATCATAGAGAAGTGGGGACCGAGGATCCCAGAAGTATTGTAAATATTCCAGGAGACCCCTGATATTCTCAGGGATCATGGCATGGACTAGAGTTCTGAACGAGCCATCTTTGTTACCAATTTCTTTGGTATCAAATTTAGCGTTCTCCAGCGCTTCTTCCAGAATTTTACTTCTGATGAAGTCAGACGGTAGCAGTGAGAATCTCTTATCAGAGAGATCCCCATGTCTAAGAAATTTTCCTAGACCGCGGACTATTCCGCGTTGCTCATCCGTTAGGACTGGAGTATCAAAATACGCGATGGCTCTTTGAGGTAAAAGACTATCCAGTGCCTTCTTGATATCAATATCGAGAAGCCTGAGTAGCTCTTTCGACAGGGATGCACCAATCCTTGCTTGTTGTGATGGATCGGCCATCGATTGTTTTAGCATAACACGATCTTCTTTCGAGAGGATCAATGCTATCCAATCAACAATCGCCGACACTGCTATCCTTTCACCTTCCTTTAGGAAAGTAAATGGATTTTGCAGGGCAAACCTCACAGCATTCAAGTAGTGCGTCTCTCGACGACTACCGGAAAGTTCTGGAACTAGGACGTCCCACTGTCGTACAGTGGTGGCTTTTCTTATTAAAGCCATCTCTGGTCTCTGGTAACGTGTACCGAAACGTTGGGTAATACGCTTAGCGTATTCTAGCCTAGCATTCCATGTTGTGGAAGCTAATTCCTCTTTTAGAGAGAGTGGACTGATGTTACCATCAGGGCAGAATCGCATATTGGCAAATTCGAATGTGTTCTTTTCAGAACGCAACGATTTGATAAGTCCAATTACGATACCTAGTTCGGCACAGATATACTGATAATTTTCAGCAACCCTTCGGCATCTTGCGATGTCGATATCGTCACCGAGAACCAAATAGTCCGGATACCATGAAGGCAGGTTTTCAAACTGGTATGATCGCCAGTGACTAAACTGCACAAGAGCATGGTGGACAAGAGCCATAGACGCCCAAGATGAAAGGGCCCCCATGGGTTGTCCTGTTCCATATTTAGCATAGCCCTCTTTCGAAGGGGTGAGGAAGTCACGGTCGGTCATGATTCTTGACCACAGGTTCGCTCGATTTCGAGCGTCCATGTAAGTTTCGCCCTCAGCCTGTAACAATACCGCCATCACCTCTATATATAGAGCTAATGGGATGGTATCTGTTGCAGCCTTAAGATCGAAGCTCCAGTGAGGGAATAATCCCCTCTGGTAGTACCGGCTGACTATACCACTTTGATCAAAAGTGGCATCTGTCTTGAGACCCTTAAGGATCTTAAACAGATGGTCATGTACGGGCTTCATGGCAACCTGTGTAAAGTAATCACAAATGGCTACAACCCTGACTTTCCCAGCGGGCTCGTCAATCGCATGCAGACGTCCTAATATCGGACGTGGCGTGCCTTCCAGGGTGAAGGATGTCTCCGCCATAGCCTCGCTCAGGCCAGAACTGAATGGTGATCTCGAAGCCATAAAGGCCAGAGACACTGTCAGACCCTCCCGAATATCCTTATCTTCCCTCATTGGGAAGTGATGTTCGTTACGGAGGTTTTCCAGAAGCATCACTGCTTCGGAATCCTGGTGCAATTCGAACCATGCTTTCGCATGATTCTCAGGTTGGTTATACCAAGCCTGTGCATCCAGACAGATGGAAGCCATCGCTGGACCTGAGACGTTAGCGCCTGCGGATCGGATGATCAATCCTAATCCAGACTCATACTTGAATTTTAAATCTTGTTGGGTCTCTCTCTTTAAGAGAGTTGGAAAGATTTCTCGGCAGAAATACTGAAAATCCTTGAATATATCATTCTTGGAGTAATCAGGATGGGGACGGATTATCGTTGAGATATCCGCATCTTTATGAGGAGCATCCATAGCCCTATATATATTAAGTAGGGACGCCATCAGGCGTATATAATCTATGTTGCCCTCTCTAATGAGCCGACGTATAGTCGGACCCCATGCTAAGGGAAGACCGGAACGGTCTAACCTCATAGGACTGCCGAGTGAATAAGTTGATGTGAGGGGGTTCCCAGAAATGTATGAGTACAATGCGAATAGTGCCACCTTTAGGTGTAACACTAGGGCCATTTGTCCATTATTTTTGAGGATTCTCTTCATAAAGCCTACATATGAGACTAAATATAAAGGAACAGCTCCCGGGTCTTTCACTTCCGCGTAGTGCGCTAGTTGTCTAGCCCAAACCAACACGGTCCGAGAAATCGAATTAAGATTTTCGGAGACCATCTTATCTTCGATTCGGATTTTTGAGACTAAAAGATGTATTCGATTCCGAAGCATCTGGAACGCTCGCCAGCTCCATCGTGAATTTTTGCTCACTTTGGAATTCTGGTCCCATATGACCCCCCAGGGGGAATTTTGGGAAGAATCAGAGTTAGAAGAGTTGTTAGGGGTCACCAAGCTCTCTGGGCGCTTAGCACCTGGTCGACATACGACAATAAAGTTAAAGTCAGTAGAGGCACTTACCTTGGCGTAAGCCAGATAATCCTTCTGAGTCAGGTATAACAAACCTGATGGGTCCATTGGGTCTACAATGACATAACGTCGTTGTTTAAATAGATCCCAATCTACCAAGACTCGCCATTGGGCGATAGTTCTCTCAGTTGGCTCAATTTTCTCTACATCCCGACGAGACATAAAAGTCTCCTCGTCAATGCGGAATTTGATTTCCTCTAGAGTTGGGGCGTAGAAGGTAAAGGTTCTCTTTTGAGTAGGGTTTAGCATTTGAAATTTAAAGTGTTAAATCCGAAAGATAAGACCAACTTTTCCTGTTTCCAGGAGTTCTGGCCGTGAAGCTCTGAAAAGAGTGGACCGGTTTCACTGTTACAACAGTTCCTCCTAATCCATGTATCCCACTGTTAGTGGTTCTATAGTAGATAACTTACCCTCTATTACTAGGGGAGTAGGAAGTCTGGTTCCTTTTCGAAGGGATGACAGACCAGTCTAACCGACTGTGTTTGTGCTATTGACAATTTAGGGTGTCGCTAACTGCAGCTTGGCAGCTCTAGCGAGGGGGACCAACCCCCCGCATAACACTATCAGAACCGTATATGGGGATTTACAGATGGTTATTTGGTGTCTAGAGCCTTACGGCTCGCGCCCAATCACGGGCTATTCCCATCTTACCCATCCTGTACCCTATGACGGCCACAGGATCCTTGACACAAGGACCTTCCGGCCCGAGATACGGAGCTTCTGTCCTACTAGGATGATGTCCAATGATTTCACAATCAAAGGCTCACTGCTGTTGCCCACGGTTACGAGAGTTCCGTGGCTCATCACTCGATTAGCAACAACATTTGTTAGATACTAGAATCACTTTCCCATACTCGGGAAGTGGTTACACTTCTCCTACCTAGGTTTTCACACCTATTTTATTATAACGGGTAGGGTTGACACAACGTGTCCGGATTTTCACCGCGCTAGAGACTAGGGGAGTACGACTCCATCCAGGGAGTATCTGGAGGACCCTGAAACGGGTTCAGGGCAGTTAATCGTACTGGGGTGGTCTCATTAACCATCACAGCCGGCTCGTAGCCGGGCTG